GTATAGTCCTTTACGGTCTCTACTAACTCTAACCGAACTAATTCGGGTAAGTCTTCATTCAACTTAATCTTCAGCATAATAGCATCAGATTGTTGACAGGTGAGTGTGCTTGATAGAAGTAATTCTAGCATGGGATGAACGCTCCGTTCCGCGACTTACTTGCGACCCACCGAAGTGGGTTGAACGTATGGTAATACTACCATGTTTATTTATGGATGTCAACCCTTCTTCTTAGGTGCCTTGGGGTCTTGCCATAGTTTTGGGTTGACTCTACCTTCTGATTGATACCAGGGTGGTTTAAAGTTTTCTCTATACTTATCCCAGTATTCATCGAAGATTTCCATTTGTTTTCTGGGTTGTACAATATCATAGCACACCCGCCCATCTTCAATATATGTTACAACATAAGTGTTGTATGGCAAATCCCTGGTGTTAGCTTCGGAAAGATCACAGTCTCTATGTATAATTTTGACTGGACTCATGAACGCTTTCCCCAAACAATCTGAGGGAATGCTTCTTCAATTACCTGTCGGGTAATACGATACTTCTTGTTCAAAGACTTATCCTTAGCAAGGCATACAACCTCTGCTTCATCAGCATGTAAACCCTCCAACAACTGAATGAACAGTGCTTCTCTGCGGAGAGGAGTTAAATTAGATCCACCACCTTGATAGAACAATCTAAGTTGTCTAAACTCACGTTCTAGATAGGTGTGCTCTACTCCTTTAGGAGCATCATTGGGAGTGTAAGGTACTTCACCTTCTGGCAATAAACAATTAGCACTCTCATCATAACTTGCAATCAACAAAGAACGAAGAGCGGGTCCGTTGTGATCTTGTAGTAGTTTAATCTTTTGTGCTTTAGTCTTAGCGTTGCTTACTTTTTGTAAGACTTCAGAAATAAGTAGTTTCATTTTTTCATGGCGACGTTAATAGTGCTTTCGTGTAGTCGATTCATAAACTGATTCAACTGATGCTTACGAAAATATTCTAGGGGAATAGTTTTCTCAATTTTATTTAGTCCACGATAAGCATTTAAGATTTTATCTTGGATACTTTCTGGGATGTAGTCAGCATCAATTAACTGAAGATTTCTACAATAGTTATTGTATTCTTCCTCTGTTTTACAGAACATAGAAGGATCTTGTTTCACCCACACATTCAACTTCTTTTGACTGATAGGTCTTTGTCTAATTCCCTTGACAAAGGTATCATCACTAGACAAAAAATTAGGAATACCATCGGACTTGTCACCTTTGATAACATGTTGTCTGACATATGTCCATGGATTTTCTGATGTTACATATCTCTTAGTAACTGGATTGTACTGAACCACACCGGGATATCTATGGAGTTGAATAAAATCTTTATCTCCGGATAAAATTAAGATCCTTTCTTTTGGATTTTTATGTTTACAAAGAACAGCAATTACATCATCTGCTTCTGCTCCATCTACTTCCACTACCTTATAGTGGAAGTGTTCTTTGATTTCTTCTTTGATCAGATTTAACAAATCAAAAATAGAATTCCAGTTAAGCCCAGACTTTTGTCTATCTTTTTTTCTAGACCATTTATAGTATGGAAAGAATTCTTTTCTCCAGTAGTGCCTACTGTCATAAGCAAGCACTACTTCTCCATACTCATCTTCATACTCTTTTTCGTACCTCTCAAGACTTTTCAGAATCAAATGTCTAACTAGATTTTCATCTAAATGTCTCTTTTTAATTTGAGTCATTAGATTACTAATCATAATCTGATTCATATCAATAATAATCATCCTCCTCGTCGTCCTCCTGGTTGGTAAATTTTACAGCATACAATTCTTCACTTACGGAAATACCTTCTAGTTCTGGATGTAGTCTAGGAGTAGTAGCTTGTTGAATATAATTATACACAACATCATTGGCAAACCAACCTGCTACAGCTCCGATTAACAAACAGAGGACCGATGAAAGTACAGCGACAAACATTAAAGTTGATTCCATAGTTAAACTCCGAGTTAGGTTTGGTCCCTCCCCCATGAGAATTCTACATTAAAATAGAACTGTCTTTTTAGGAGAGTCAGGGTTTGGTTAATACAGAAACCATGTTTTTTTGGTTCTTCTTTCCTGTCCCTCCTGAGCATTAGCTCCACACCTTTATTTATGGACTGTTCTTCGTTTGTTCTTGGATCCTTTTCTTCTTCCTGGTCTTTTATCATGTTCGTAATCTTTGGCATCTTGAATAATTTTTTCTAAGTAAATAATAATTTTTCGTGCCTTTGTTTTACCAACATGTCTGTAAGCTTCTAGCAATTGTTTGTTTCCTCCAGCAACATAGAGTTTTAATTCATCTATGATACATTCGAGATTCTTACTGTTACTTTCTAGAAATCCAGTAGCGTCTTTTCTTTTTGCTTTTTGATGTTCAAGAAACTTATAAAAATTTAATAAGTATTTGTCTTTAGAAAAAGCATCATCTACAGCACGTTCAACGATCCAGCATAAGTCTTCATTCATCCTCTTCTTTTAACTAACCCCCTCTCCAATAAAAACTTGGCAGTTTCTGTGATTCCACCTATCTCTTCACCATCAATAACAGAGAAAGGAAATCCTCTACACTTAGGATGCTGATGTTTAAACAAGGTAGTGTCGTCAACTACTGTTTCTATATATGTGAGATTGTCTCTAGAAAGGAGTCTTTTTAACTTAACACAATAGGAACATCCGGGAATTGTAAAAATTTGGATCTCCATAGGGTTTAAATCCTCAGTCATAATAATACTATACAATGGGTCTTTTGTCAATCCTTTGTATCAAAGAAGAACATCTGCCACAAGCGACAGTTTTCTCTCACTCCTCCGAAGTATCCAGAAGAAGAATGAATACAGGCAGCGTCAAAGATAACGAGTCTGTTATATACATTTCCTAATACATCCACGGGTTCGAAATCTTGACCATCTAAATGGCAGTCACCAGGAGCATACCAAGAAGCATCCCAACCATCTTCACGATAGGTTCTAGCTCGTGTCTTCTTGTTAGCATACATGGTTGTTCCATAGGCAAAGGGGGCATTAGGAGTCAAGTATAGCATACCACCCCACTTTTGTGAATCACAATGCCAGACCTGGGGTGCTCCGGCAAGACCCCATTGGAATCTACCATTCATGTCATGCTCCTGCCATGCTGTGATCTTCTTACCCATGATCTCCTCAAACTTTTCTTTGAGTCCTGGGAACAAGAACTGCTGCCATGTTCTGTTGCCAATATATCCCTTTCCAATACCACCGGTATGATACTCCTGCTTGAGAGCAAACTCTCTAATAGAATCAGGATCTTCATAGAAATTATCTACAATCCATACACTCTTCTGTTGGTTCTTAGAAATAGCTCCGATCTTTACTTCCGAGATTTCTAGGGATTTGTCAATGTTATGTCCATTGTCAATGTACATCATCATCTCACGATCATAAGTCATGACAAAATTATTGTCCCAAATCTTCTCCGAAAGATCTAGTTGTGGTCCTCCACAATGATCGGAAAACACTTTGTAGTTATTAAATTTACGAAGATGTTTATCTCTAAACTCAATGAACTTGAGTCGATTATAATTGTTTCTACGGAACTTTGCTTCAGGTGATTCATTCTTAATAATCTCCGGACTTCCGGGGTTACGTAAATGAAGTTCCATAGAAATAAATTCTACGTTATTGAGGATCCAATCAATATTCTCATCTTCAAAGACAGAGTATTCCCCACCCTCAATATCCATCTTCATGAAATTAATATAACCTAAGTTATGTCTCTCCCTATACTGTTTGAAAGTTAGCTTCTCTGCATCTACAATCCAAGCAGTCACAGGAGAATCTGGAGGGATGATAACATTGTGGTGGTAGGTAACATCGATATTATTTTTTTGTACAAATTCTTTTAGGTTAGATTTAGCCAACCCAATAAATTGTGAAGATCCATCTACAAGAATTGCTTCTGCTGGTTTTTGATCAGCAACACTAATAAACCATGCCCCCGGACTACATCCAAGATCTAAAATACGATCTCCCTCTTTCACATCACGGAAGAATCTATATGCTTTTTCTCTAATAACTTCACGCTGGATAGTATACACACCTTCGGTAGGAAAATCTCCCCAGTCAAAATCATACGGATAACTTTTAAATGTATAGAGAGACTCATCAACCCAATCATATTCATAATCTTTAAAACTAGATGTAAGAGATACTCTCTTATACATGTAGCAATTATCTACGACATGGATTCTCATAAACCCAAGATCTTCCATTAGATATGGGAGTGCCTTTACCTTACCCCAACCTACATCATCACAATAACAGTAACCATTAATCTTAACTTTAGTAGCATACTTCTCGGCGTCTTTCAGTGCCTGTTCTGTATGCTGACCATCAATATAAAGAAAATCAATCTCTCCGTAATTAGGAGCACCATCACTAGTATTTCTTACAATGTCAATATAATTTTTTGTACCAGTCTCATTGATTGTATTGAGAAAGATATTATAGATATCATTTAACGGAATGTTTGCCCAATAATTAGCATTGACCCCATCGTATCCCTTGATCGCTTCTTCGTTAGACCAGGGATCAATAGCATGAACAATACCTTTTCCATGACGCTTGAACTCCATTGCCATTGGGAAGGTACTCTTGCCTCCATACACACCAATCTCTACAGCGACAGGATTCTCTACCCGTTCACAAATGTCATTGATGTGATCAACAATACACCCAGCTTTATCTAATGAGCACCACCCCCATACTCCATACTTAGAATCATTCCTAGCATAAAGATTAATAATATCTTGCTTAGTATCAACGATTGTTCTTTTCATTTTTAAATTCACTATCAAATCAATGTTTATTTTTTGTAAATGGTTCCCAATGTTCCCAGTGATATTTATGTATAGCCCAAATACCTGCTATCGGAACAACGATTAGCAGTGTCGCTAGAAACCCCAGACTAATAGGGTTCTCCATTATATGCCTAACCAGGATAAGCATGTGTACAT